TTTTATAAATAAGATACAATCATAGGAGTTTACTCATGACAGTTCGCACACTAGCAGAAGCTGCCGCTGAAGTTCTAGCAAGATCAAAGAGCTCATCGCCAGCAGAACCAATGAAGAATTTACCAGGCGCAAATTTTGTCGACCTTGGTGGATCAACATTAAAGGATCCAAATGGTAATCCGGATATTGGCGCAAAAGCTGCCGCATTAGTCAGTAAGGCTGCTGCTCCAGGCAAGCCAGCACCAGTCGGTCAGGAAGGCATGAAGAAGCTTTCTCCACAGCCACAAAATTCTGTTAAGGCACTAGCTAACCCAGAAGATATTCAAGGCAATTCAGAACGCCCATTAATGTCCCCAAACATTCATGGCAGAGCAATTGCTGAAGAAGAATATGTTGATGAAGAAGATGTTCTTGCTGAAGATGATTCAGATGACGTTGAAGATGTAGAAGACTTTTCTGATGAAGATGATTCAGAAGAGCAAGAAGAGCTTTCAGAAGAAGAACTTGCTGAAATCCGCGAGGCTAAGTATGCTCTTGTAAGAGAGAAGATGAGCCAAATGGGCGTTCAGGAAGATATCAATGCTCTCTTCAACGGCGAAGAACTATCAGAAGAGTTCCGCACAAAGGCTACAACAATCTTCGAAGGTGCAGTTATTGCTCGCGCTGTAACAGTTGTTGAAGAACTAGAAAAAGACATTCTAGAAGCTGCTGAGCAATCAGTAGAAGTAATCAAGCAAGAGCTAGAAGAGCAGGTTGATTCCTACCTCAACTATATGGTTGAGCAGTGGGTACAAGACAACGAAGTTGCAATCAGCTCGGGTCTAAAGAATGAAATTACAGAAGAATTCATTGAAGGTCTAAAGAATCTATTTGCTGAACATAATATTAATGTTCCAGAAGAACAAGTAGATGTAATGGAAGAAATGGCTGCAGAAATTGATGCCCTAAACGACAAGCTAAATGAAGCCATCAATGACAACATTGAGCTTGCCCAGGCAGTTACAGAAGCAGCTAAGTCTGAAATCGTATCATCAGTTTGTGAGGGTCTCACCGCCACTCAATCTGAAAAAGTAAAGACACTCGCAGAGGGTGTAGAGTTCACCACAGAGGGTGAATATGCTGAGAAGGTCAAGATTATTCGTGAGAGCTATTTCACAAATAATTCATCTGACCAGTCAAAGGTGAAACAGGCTTCGAATCAAGTCGCGTTAACAGAAAGTGTTGAGCCTGTTCAAGTTACAGAATCTAATTCTGTAATGGATCGTTATGTTCGCGCAATCTCTAGAACTCTACCAAACTAATTTTTTAGGAGAATTAAATGTATCTTTCAGAAGCAATTCAAAATAAGTGGGCGCCAGTCCTAGATCACCCAGATCTAGGTCCGATCACTGACCCATATAGACGCTCAGTAACTGCAGTTGTGCTCGAGAACCAAGAGCGCGCACTTCGTGAAGAATCTGGTATTTTAAACGAAACATCAGTATTTACTGGCGCTGGCCAGACATCGGGTGTTTCTGGTTTTGGTGGCTCAGCTACCTCGCCAGTTGCTGGTTTTGATCCAATTCTTATCAGCCTAGTTCGTCGTTCATTACCTAACCTAATGGCATATGACATCTGCGGCGTTCAGCCAATGACTGGTCCTACCGGACTAATCTTTGCAATGCGTAGCCAGTATGTCGCTAGTCCAACAGGTAACGTTGGTATTACTTACAACGAAGCTCTATATAACGAAGCTAATACTGCGTTCTCTGGTAACACAATTAATAGCAACACTGGTACTCTAAGCAATAACCCTGGTCTAGCTGCATTTGCCGGTAATATGCAAAACGTTGCTGCTGCAATGTTGACTTCAACTGGTGAAGATTTAACTGCTGCTTCAAACATGAACGCAATGGGTTTCTCAATTGAGAAGGTAACTGTAACAGCTAAGACACGTGCCCTACAAGCATCGTACACCCTTGAGCTCGCACAGGACCTTAAGGCTGTTCACGGTCTAGACGCAGAAACAGAACTAGCAAATATTCTCTCAACAGAAATTCTTGCTGAAATCAACCGCGAGGTTGTTCGTTCTGTGTATGCGATCGCTAAGACTGGCGCTAACACTGCTAATACTCCAGGTCTATACAACCTTGGTACTGGTAGTCTAGTAACTGGCGTAATGAATGTTCCAAGCGCTGGTGACACAGATGGTCGTTGGGCTGTTGAAAAGTATAAGGGTCTAATGTTCCAGATCGAGCGCGAAGCTAACCGCATCGCTAAAGACACTCGTCGTGGCAAGGGTAATATCGTCATCTGCTCAACAGATGTCGCATCAGCCCTAGCAATGACTGGTCTTCTCGACTATCAGGGCGCTCTAACCAATGGTACAAACCTAACCGTTGACGACACTGGCAATACTTTTGCTGGTACTCTATTCGGTCGCGTTAAGGTTTATGTTGACCCATACTCGGTAGCTGGTACAGACTACGTTGTGGTTGGTTACAAGGGTAACGTCGCTTATGACGCTGGCTTGTTCTACTGCCCATATGTTCCTCTACAGATGGTTCGTGCAATTGATCCTAACACCTTCCAGCCTAAGATCGGCTTCAAGACACGTTATGGTCTAGTCATGAATCCATTCTCGGAAGGATCAACCGCTTCGTCTGGTGCACTATCTGCTAATAGCAACGTGTACTACCGCAAGTTCGGTGTTATCAACCTACGTTAATAGCGTAAACTAAAAACAATAACGAAAGTTAGAAGTTTAAGGGAGGCAGAATGCCTCCCTTTTTTTATTGCCTAAATAGTATACAAGGTTTTGGAAACTAAACATGCAACCATTAAATCAAAGTTTAGCGCAAAGCACTAAATTTACATTAATATTCTCTAGACTACCGTATGTTACATTCTTCTGTAGTGCGGTCAATCTTCCTGGTGTTTCAGCTGGAAGTACCTTACAGAATACACCATTCTCAGACCTTGCGGTTCCTGGAGATAAAATTGAATATGAGCCACTAGACATTTCATTCTTGGTTGATGAAGACTATCGCTCTTGGTTTACAGTTCATGATTGGATTCGCGGTATAACATTTCCAACATCATTCGAAGAATATAAGAACCTAAAGTTGCAGCAACCAACAAGCCCACAATCAATGTTGGCTAAAAATTCTGAAAAGCCTCAATATAGTGATGCAGTATTAACTCTATATACAAACAAGAACAATCCAAACATTCGAGTTAAATTCAGAGATTGTTTTCCAATAAGCCTTTCATCTATTCGTTATTCGACTCAGGATAACGCCGACGTAATTATTACTGGAGATGCGACATTTAAATTTGCCTATTATGATGTAGAAAGGGTATAATATACCTTATTTGGTTTTTATTGAGTAATATTATGAGAGCGATGCAAATTAACGAAATTCTCCAGATGTGGGAAAAAGACTCTGTGGTCGATCGAACTGACCCTAGTGCAGAAATTATTAGAATTCCAGTCTTACACTCTAAGTACGTTACCCAACTTACTGCCCATTCTCTTGCTGTAAAGTCTTGCGGCATTGAATTTTCTAAGATAAAAAAGATTAAATGGGAATATTACACCGGCAAATTAAACGGTGATGATGAGATGCTCAAGAAGTACAACCTAGAACCATTTAGGTTTACTCTGAAAGGCGATGTTTCAACTTATCTTGATTCAGATGAAGATCTTGCGAAAATTATCGCAAAGAGAGCTCTACACGAACAAGCTGTAGAAGTTTGTAATTTAATTTTGAAAGAACTCAATAACCGCACTTGGCAGATTAAAGAGTTTATGGGATGGGAGAGATTCATAAGTGGACAACATTGATATTGTAGTTAACAAAGTAAATGAGGTATTTGTTCAATTAGTTTGTGAAGACTCTGTGAAAGCAGAACTAAGTGATTACTTCTCATTCTTTGCTCCTAACTATCAATTCAGTCCTCTATACAAAAAGAAAATTTGGAACGGGAAGATATATCTCTTCAGCAAAAAGACAGCATACCTCTATGGGGGGCTAATTCGTTATCTCAAAGAGTTTGCTAAAGAAAGAAATTTAAAAGTTGCTGTTGATTCTGCTGCGCAAAGCTTTGACGAATTTACTCTTGAAGAAGCAACTGAGTTTGCAAAATCGCTTGACTTACATTCAAGAAATAAACCAATTCAACCACATGACTATCAGCTTACTGGTTTAATCAAAGCAATCAAGTATAAAAAAATACTACTTCTTTCTCCAACTGCTTCTGGTAAGTCACTTATCATTTATATGATAATGCGTCACTTGCTAAAGAATAAATGCAAAAGAGGATTACTAATTGTACCAACTATCTCTCTAGTTGAGCAGATGTATGGTGACTTTAAGGACTATTCATCTGTTAATAAATGGGATGTGGAAAAATATTGCCACAAGATTTATCAGGGACAGGACAAATTTGCTAATGTTCCTCTAACTATTTCTACATGGCAATCTATACATGAGTTACCTAAAAAATTCTTTGAGCAGTTCGACTTTGTAATTGGTGATGAAGCGCATAGCTTTAAGGCAAAGTCGCTGTCGTCTATCATGACGAAATCTACCAACGCTAAGTATAGACTAGGAACTACTGGTACTATAGATGACTCAGAAGTTCACAAGCTTGTTCTTGAAGGTCACTTTGGTCCAGCTTCTAGACTTGTAACTACTAAAGAACTTATTGATAAGAAACACTTATCTGACTTTGAAATTAAATGTCTTGTATTGAAGTATCCTGAACAGCTATGTAAAATGGTTAAAGAAATGGACTTTCAACAAGAGATGGACTTTATTGTAACTAATGAATCGAGAAATAAGTTCATCACTAATCTTGCATTAGATCAAAAAGGTAACAGCCTAATTTTGTTTCAATATGTTGAGAAGCACGGTAAAATTCTTCACAATATGATTGTGGAGAAAAACCAAAATCCTAATAGAAAGATCTTTTTTGTTTGTGGTCAAACTGAAGCAGAAGATCGAGAAAACGTTAGACATATTACTGAGAAAGAAAACGATGCGATCATCGTTGCTTCCTATGGTGTGTTCTCAACAGGCGTAAATATTCGTCGCCTACATAATATAGTATTCGCCTCTCCAAGTAAATCTAAAATTAGAAACTTACAGTCAATCGGTAGAGGTCTCCGTTTAGGAGAAGATAAAGACAAAGCAACGCTTTATGATATTTCTGATGACCTTCGAATTGGAAATTACACAAACTATACTATGAATCATTACGCTGAACGTGTAAAAATATATCATGCGGAGAAATTTAAAATCTCATCTTATAAGGTAGAAATAAAAAATGTCTGATGTAAAAACAGAAGAAACTAAAGTTAAATTTCTCAGGCTCTCCAACGGAGAAGATATTATAGCTGTAATTAAAGGCTCTACTAAATCTACTTTTTTAATAGAAAATCCTATGCGTGTGATTGTTGATGCTGACTTAGATGCAGGCAGACAAACAATCTATATGCATAATTGGATGCCACAAGGCATCGCTAAAGACAATGGATGCAGCCTCAATTTGAAAGACATTATTTTTACTGCCGAGGTTGAAGAAGATATTATAGACTACTATAAAGGTGTAGTCTTTGAAATGATTGAAGATCGGGGAACTTATAAGAGAACTGATAAAAAAGAAAAGGTTTTCTCTAATAATAATTCTAAAATAATTACTTTCCCTGGAACTAAAAATAGTATAGAATAGTCTTTAAATAGAGTTATTCATAAAGCCCGACACAGTCTATTGTACCCACTTATCACCTGCAGGTCAAATAATTTATGGCAAAGAATCATTATGTAAACAACGCTGACTTTTTGAAGGCACTTATTCAATACAAAAAGGACTGCAGGAAAGCGAAACGTGAAGGCACAACCAAGCCAAAGATCCCAGACTATGTGGGTAAATGCTTGATGCTAATCGCTGAAAATCTATCACACAAGCCCAATTTCATATCATACTCTTTTAGAGATGAGATGATTGCCGATGGCATTGAAAATTGTGTTATGTACTTTGATAACTTTGACCCAAAGAAATCCAAGAATCCATTTGCATATTTCACTCAAATTATTTACTTCGCTTTCATCCGTCGGATCCATAAGGAAAAGAAGCAGCTGTATGTAAAGTATAAGTCTACTGAGCAGATCGGTGTATTGGATGAGTATGAGCAATTCGAGCATGAAGAGAATGGCGGCTCAAGTAGGCAATTTGAAATGTATGATAACATCTCTGAGTTTATACAAAATTATGAGCAAACCAAAATGAACAAGAAGAAAAAAGTCAAGAAGTCTCTTGAACTATTAATAGATGACGATGAGGTGGTGCTTGACGTGGCGCTCGACGCTCAAGTATAAAAACATTTTGTATATCATTGAAAGATGAGGTATAATAAGAGCTCTCACTCAAGAGTACTCCTATGAAATTAGCACTTATAACAGACACACACTTCGGTGCTCGCGGCGACAATCCAGCATTTAATGAATTCTTTTTCAAGTTTTGGGAGAACACTTTCTTCCCTTATTTGCAAGAGAATAACATTACAACTGTTGTTCACCTTGGTGATGTCGTCGATCGCCGCCGCTTCATCAATTTCACCACATTACACAATCTTCGCAAGCGGTTTGTCTCTAGATTAAAAGAGATGAACATTGACTTCCATGTGATTGTGGGCAACCATGACGTCCCTTATCGTAACACTAATGAAGTGAATGCGATGGAAGAGTTATTTTCGTTACAAGATAACTTGAAGATTTATTCATCACCGAAAACTGTAACGTTTGATGGTACTGATATATCTCTTATTCCATGGATCAATCATACTAATATGAATGATATCTTAGAATACATAAAGCAATCACCAGCCCAAATTTGTTTTGGACACTTTGAAATTTCTGGCTTTGAAATGGATCGCGGTAATGTGTGTCATGAAGGTCTCTCGCGAGAGATGTTCGATAAGTTTGATATAGTTTATTCAGGACACTTTCATCATAAGTCTACTGATGGTCATGTTACATATTTGGGTAACACTTATGAAATGACTTGGGCAGACTATAACGATAAGCGCGGGTTTCATATATTCGATACAGCAACCCGTGAACTCGATTTCATTGAAAACCCTTATCGTATGTTCCATAAGGTTCTCTATGATGAAAAGCAAGAAACGCTGGAGACAGTTGCTAATAAGAACTATGAGCAATACAAAAACGCTATGGTAAAAGTGATTGTTGCGAGCAAATCAAATCCTGTATTGTATGATATGTTCTTGGACAACTTGTACAAAGTCACTCCTCTTGACCTCACAATCGTAGAAGATTTTACCGACTATTCTGAAATTTCTGATGACGATATTGTAGACCAATCTGATGATACTGTAACGTTGCTAGACAAGTATATTGATGGTATAGAAATTGATTTGGATAAAACTAAATTAAAAAATCAAATTCGTGAAATATATCTAGAAGCGCAAAATTTGGAAACAAAATGATTCAATTTAAAGTTTTAAGATTTAAAAACTTTCTTTCGACTGGCAATATATTTACGGAGATTAAACTTGATAAGTCTCCTAATACATTGATTATTGGTATGAATGGCGCAGGCAAGTCTACAATGTTAGATGCTCTCACTTTTGTGTTGTTCGGCAAGCCATTTAGAAATATCAATAAGCCGACTCTTGTGAATGCAATCAACACGAAAGATTGTGTTGCTGAAGTAGAGTTCAGAACCCTCAATAGAAATTATAAGATTGTGAGAGGAATTAAGCCAAACATATTTGAAATTTACGCTGATGATGTATTGATTAATCAAGAAGCTGCCAGTAAAGACTACCAAGAAGTTCTTGAAGACCAAATCTTAAAGTTCAACTATAAAGCATTTACTCAAATTGTTATTCTCGGTAGTGCATCTTTCACTCCATTCATGCAGCTTTCTGCCTCTGATCGAAGAACAATTATTGAGGATCTACTGGACATTAATATCTTTTCTGCAATGAACGTTGTAGTAAAAGAAAAATCTAATGAAATTAAGCAGAGAGCCACAGAGCTTAAGCAGCAACTTGAATCCACTCTTCAAAAAATTGAATTACAGAAGAAGTTTATTACTGATGCTAAAAAGAATAATGACGAACAAGTTCTAAAGAAAGAAACTGAATATTCTGAACAAGAAGCCCAAGTAACTAAGTTACAATCTGACGTTACGTTGGTACAGCGTCATATTGATATCCTGATCAAAAAAGTTGAAGACGAATCTAAGGTTAAAGATAAACAGAAGAAACTGAGTCAGCTTGAAGCCAAGATTGAAAACAATATCGGTAAGTTTAAGAAGGATATCGAGTTCTACACCAAGAATAGCACTTGTCCTTCTTGTGACCAAGCTATCAATAACAAAGACGAAAAAGTTCACCAATGCAATTCTAAGATTGATGAATTGAATGATGGGTTGGAAAAGCTGACTGATGAATATAATAAGGTTAGCGAACGGCTCACTGAAATTACTACGATAAACAAGAAAATTATTAAGCATGGTAATGCTGTATCTGAAACAAACGCAAGTGTAACCCAAATACAGAAGTACATGAAGAAACTTCTAGCTGAAATTAAAGATCTAAAAGAAAAGAAAGTTCTCAGCGATGATATGATGACTGTATCAAAGGAACTAGTTGATAAGCTGGAACAACTCAATAGTGAAAAAATTAAGCTCTCTGAAACTAAGACATACATTGATGTCTCTGCTGCTCTACTAAAAGACACAGGAATCAAGGCAAAGATTATTAAACAATATTTACCCATTATCAATAAGTTGGTAAATAAATATCTTGCTTCTATGGACTTCTTTATTAACTTTGAAATTAATGAAGAATTTAAAGAAACAATTAAATCGAGATTTAGAGATGAGTTCAGCTATCAGAATTTTTCTGAGGGTGAGAAAATGCGAATTGACTTGGCTCTACTATTTACTTGGCGAGCGATTGCTAAGATGAAAAATAGTATGAACACCAACTTGTTAATTCTTGATGAAGTATTTGACAGCTCTCTAGATAATAGTGGCACTGAAGAGTTTATGAAACTAATTAATACATTGAATGAAACTAATGTCTTTGTTATTAGCCATAAGGGTGATATTTTAGTCGATAAGTTCCGCAGCGTAATTAAATTTGATAAGATTAAGAATTTTTCGAGGATCGTATAATGGGCACAAAGAAACTTAAATTTATTGATGGTAATATGGTTGAATATGAGATCTACGATCTTGTAGACAAATATGACGATATTCTACACAAACCAACTGAAGAATTTAATTTCTCCAACCCTCAGGTTAACCCGCATTATTTGGCATTCTCTTTAGTTGAAACTATGGCAAAAAAACAAGGAGTTGGATTATCTGCTAATCAAGTCGGATTACCATATCGTGTTTGTGTTCTTAATATGGGAGCAACTGCATATGTAATGTTTAATCCTAAAATTGTAAATCGTCTCGGTGTCTCTAATCTCAAAGAAGGCTGTCTTTCTTTTCCAGGACTATTTTTAAATATTCCCAGAGCAGAAGCAGTAACTGTTGAGTCTTTTGATTTTCAGGGAAACAAAGTGGTACAATCTTTTGATGGAATGGCAGCAGTTTGCATTCAGCACGAAATTGATCATTTAGATGGAATATTCTACACCAAGAAAGTTTCATCTCTAACATTAGAAAGAGAAAAGAAAAAAATTAAGAAAAACCTTAAGATTATGAAAAAGACAGTTGAAAAAGAAACACCCGTAAGTTATTGATTCTATTCAAGTTTTTAGGGGTTGCTTTTCCAGCTAAGATATAGTACAATTGTCCTATAGAGTTGGTAAAGGAACCCAAATGGAAAATCTATTCGAACGTAAATCTACCCTCGCGAAATTGCTCGCGCAGGAAAATCTGTCCGTGGAACATCGTAATGTTCCGACTGCGTATTTCGATCTCGAGACTCGCACGATCGTTCTCCCAAATTACAGAGAGATGGATTCTGACACTTATGACCTGATGACGGGTCATGAAGTTGGTCACGCATTTTACACTCCGGCAGAAGGTTGGCATTCTGCCGTCGAGAACAATAGGTCTCTCAAGTCTTATCTTAATGTCGTTGAAGATGCTCGCATCGAACGTAAGATCAAGGAAAAGTATCCTGGTCTGCGTCGTTCGTTCAATCTTGCATACAGAAAGCTCCATGAGCAAGATTTCTTCGGTCTTTCTGGAATCGACGTCAAGACTTTACGTCTCATTGACCGCATCAATATTTTCTACAAGTTGGGTGCGCACGTTACTGTGGGATTCAGCCCAGACGAACTGAAATTCGTCGATCGTATTAATGCTGCCCAAACTTGGGAAGATGTATACAACATCGCAACCGATTTGCACGCTCTAGCAAAAGAAGAGTGGCAGAAAAAGAAAAACGAGATGAAAGATAAGTCTCCTGAAGATGATGAATCTGACGAATTTGACAGTTGGAATGAAAATGGTCAATATGATGAATTTGAAGATTCGGAAGAATCTGATGACTCTGATGACTCTGAAGAATCTGATAACTTTGACAATTCTGATGAGTTTGAAGAGACTGACAAGTCTGATGACTCCGACGACTCTGAAGAATCTGATGAATTTAAGGATTCTGATGACGACGAAGATGAAGACGAAGAAGAATCAGAATTGAACTCTTTGGGAGGATCCGAAGCTGATGATGACGATCTAACTTCTATTACCGATAATGCATTCCGAATGAATGAGAAAAATCTTATTGATGGTTCTATCCATAGCAAGACTGTTTTCGTTCCTCGGTTTAAGCCGCATACTGTCGTAAATTACAAGAAAGTGCATAGTGCGATCAAAAATCATATTGAAGATTTTGCTACTCATGATACCATTTACAGCTACAAGAATGAGTATGTTCCTTCTGTATTAATCCATAATATGAGAAACGTCGCATATCGCGATTTTATTTCGCGCAGTGGACCTATGGTAAATTACATGGTTAAGGAATTTGAGATGCGCAAAAATGCATCTCAGCTTTCTCGCGCAAAAGTTTCTAAGTCTGGTGAAGTCGATGTGGGTAAACTTTCTCGATACTCGCTCGGTGCTGACATTTTCAAACGTGTTACCACTATCCAGCAGGGAAAGAATCACGGTCTTGTTCTATTCATCGACCTTTCTGGTTCTATGAGCGACATTCTTTTGAAGACTTTTGAGCAAGCAATTGCTCTTACCATGTTCTGCAAAAAAGTAAATATTCCATTTGATGTATATGGGTTCAGTAACAATCCTAAATCGGCTGTCGTATATGATGATGTTAGAGTTGCTCTTCGCAAGATTGTAATCGAGAAAGATGTTCTAGATCTTTCAGATGATTGTTTTCATCTGAAACATTATCTTAGCAGCAGCATGAATCAAAATGATTATCGCGAATCATGCATGAATTTAATTTACCTTGGTAAAGCTCAAAATACAGACTATACTGTTCGTGAGAGTGCTATTCCGTGTTCTGAACAGCTACACGGAACTCCGCTCGATGAGGCAGTTGCTTCATCTATTGAAATTGTGAGTAACTTCAAAACCTCTAATCGTCTCGATATTGTAAATTGCATTTTCTTGACTGATGGTGCGGGTGTTGTTACCCGTCAATATTTCTCTGACAATAAGGGAAGAAAAGAATTTGTACATATTGACAAAAATAGTAAATCTTCTTTTTATATCCAATATCCTGGAACGAATGTTCGCGTTCGTTATGAAGATAAGAAGAAAAGCACATCATATAGGCATGGTGACGACTATTTCATATCTACTCGCGCTCTAATTGAAGTTGCCAAAAAGGTTACTGGAGCAAAGTATACTGGATATTACATTTGTCGTAAAACCGATATTCCAAATCTAATATATCCTTATGAGTTTGTTGATCCTAGAACAAATCGTGATGGAACTGATGCTCAGAGGGATATTTTCCGTCAGCAGATGAAAAATCTTCGCAATAAAATTGCGGTTGACAATTTTATGTCTTGTGACAAATTTGGGTTTGATGAATATTTCTTTGTTGTGAACGATAGTCTTGAAATTAAAGATGAGAAGATTGTTGTTCCCGAAGATGCGACCAAGAGCAAGTTGGCCAAAGCATTCATGGCTTCCGTCAAAAACCGCAATATCCAGCGAATGTTCTTAAGTCGGTTCATGCAAAACATAGCTGCGTAACCGATTGATTCTATTAGGGTTTTTAAGGCTTGCCTTTTTAGCCCCAATAGAGTACAATATTCTTATAGGTTGAAATATTATGTTATTAAATGTGAGGGTGAAATAATTTATGCCGAAACTTTCTTATAATGCTGAACAGCAGAATCAGTTTTTGACCGAAATCTCCAGCCACTACGGCACTGAAGTTTTAGACAATAACCAGATTCGTTCTTATGTTGAAAACACTGGTTCAGCTTTCCCATACTTCATCTATCGTGACGCCAACCGAAAGGTTGCTCGTGGTAAGTATAGTGTTGCGATGTCAGTGGTTGCCGCATTCAAGCCCATGGCACCCTTTCCTCCGATGAAGAAAGTCAGCAGGGCAGAGGCACCTGCTCCTGTGGTTATTGAACAGGCTCGCACTGTTATCTCTGGTGGTCCCACTTCCATGCAGGCAGATATTTCCTGCACGGTTCCTGACCGCGATCCCACTTATGTGCCGTTTGGCAACTATTCTGACATCGAAAAGATTATCTCTTCCAAGATTTTCTTCCCAGTTTATGTAACTGGTATGTCGGGTAATGGTAAGACGATGTCCATCGTTCAGGCATGCGCAAAGCTGAAGCGTCAAATTTTGC